ATGGCTGTTAGACCTGTTTTTATACCAAAATTATCTGAAAACATCTTATCTATAACAAAAGATATAGATTTCACTTGGGCTGCTGGCATGGCAAAAGTACAAAAGCAAAAATCAATTAGAGCATTGCATGAAGCAGCTAGAGCTCAAGGACTAAATAATTTACTGGAAATTTCAAGTAAATCAGAAGATGAACACGGTATAGCCCTTAGTGCATTTAATCTTAAAATCAAAACTAAAAAGCTTGGTAAAGAATTTACTGTCGAATCAGCATTTCAAGCAAGTAAGGTGTTCGAAAATGGAGGGCCTTATGTTGACTTATTAGATAAAGAGTCAAGAGAATCAAAGAAAGATATAAGATTAAAAGAATCAGGGAACCTTGTAAGTTTTAAATTCTATAGTACAACTTGGCCCCTTATTCCACGAACAGCTTTTTATGATTGGTTATATTTAAGTGCACTCAATCAAAACAAAAAACTAGCAGAATATTTGTTAAATTTTGATGGATTTACTGATATTGAATTTAATCCAGCCAAATCGATAAATTGCCAAGCTAGAGCAGCTGCTTTATATGTCTCTTTGGTCAAGAGAAATAAATTAAAAGACGTACTATCATCACAAAATAGCTTTTTATCTAATTTATCATCTCATTACGGAGTAGAAAATTATTCAATCCAACACAATCTGATATAAAAACTCAGTTTTTAAATCCGAGCCCTCCATAAAGGGCTCTAAAATTAAGATAAAACTAAAAAGATATTTTTAACTGCTATACCGATTTATAACAACCTTCCATTATAAAATAACTAGCTAAATCCCCAACACCTGCTGACAATATTTATCAAGATGTGGCTCTACTCGCTCAATTAATTGAGGCTTTGAAATAAACCGCGTTACGGTTTCATGGCTGACGAACGTCGCGCCACAATTGATATTCTGGCACTGGTTATAACGTTCTTTGGTATCTGAAGATATTTGCTGACTACTACGAGTATGCGCGGCATAACCACAAACAGGACAAATCATCATAAACGGGTTACCTCTTTATGATGTGGAAATTACCTGTAATTATACACAGGCACTATTCCTTATCCATATCTATCTCACTGCTTTTGACTTCTAATTCTAACGAGGTGGTAAACCCGCTATTGTTCAGTGAATGACTCACCGTGACCAACGTCCAATAGGCATTATCAATCTCAGGCTTAAATCCGCTCACTTGTACCGGTAGCTCAGGAAAGAGATCCGCACGCCCTTTCGCAAGGGTAATACTAAAAGAGGCAACGCCTCGCTGTATTTTTTCCCACGTGGCTTTCGCGGCACGTTCGGCATTGGTTTTACTCGCGTAAGTATGAGACAACACCATTACGTTACCTTCTTCACCAACAAGATACTCCCCTTGTTTCTCTTCTTCTTTTTTCGGTTTATCAGTAGTGGGTTTTCTACGACGAATTTGTGATTGTGTTTTCTCTTGCGGTTTACGGGTATTTAAATAATTGGCGGTCACACCAGTGTAGGCCCCTCTATCCACCAATGAAAAACGGTGGCCATCCCCCACACTACGGGTGATTTGTACTAACGGTAATGTTTGACCGCTAGCGGTGGTATTGCCCCCTTGCACCATAAACAGTAAATTGCCGTTTTTAACACAGGCGGTGGCACCGTTTAATTGCCCTAATCGCGTTAAAAAACTGCCGTCTGACTCATTGGTCTGGTCGATATGTTCAATTTTTATAGTATCAAGACCAGGATCAACCACCGCCGTGACATTATTACGCCCTGCAATGGTCCTGACGATATCCCCTAATGTTTTTTGATGGTATGACATTTCACGGCGAACATTCAGCGTTGCCCTAAAATCCGCACTACGGGCGCGCAATGTCATTTTATCGGGTACACCTGAATGCTCTATCTCATCGACCGTAAACGAGCCTTTATGAATAAGGTTTTCACCCTGCCAACCAAGATGTAAGGTTAACACCTCACCCCGCTTTGGCATCATTAATGCGCCGTCAGAATCATCTAACTCAATATCAAGCCGGTCAGCTTCAAAGCCCCGATTGTCCGTTAATGAAAGCGAAATTAATCGTCCTTGAATTTTGGCGCTAATATCTTCATCACCAGCAATTAACACAAAAGCTGGCGTGCTACTTTTACCGGTGATCATTTCTGGCAACATTATGATAAAACCCCTTTCATTGCTTCACCGGCACCATTGGCCATCATGCCTAATTGGTCGCTTAAATCTCCCAACATCTGGCTGATAGAGTCATCAACACGCTTTAATATCAGCGAGAAATCAATTTTTCTGGCGGCACCGTCTTGGAAAAATTCGGTGTGTGTACGTTGTAAATCGGTGATCACAAACATGCCGTGAATGGTGCCCGTACCATCAATAAACGACCACGCTTTACCGCTATCCGCCATTAATTCCAATGCCAACAACGACACTTTACCGCCGGTTAATGAGGGATAAAGCGCCCCCGATAAAGTGATCACATCGGTATCAGGGCCAATAAATTGTTGTGCCGGTCTGCGTGCGACACGTTGAGTAAAACCATGTCGCCATGTTTGTTGTTTTTGTAGCGATTGATAAGGTACGGTGCGTAACTCAAACACAAATACCCCAAGTGCTGCCATCATTACCACACCTCGTTGTCTTGATAATTGTCTTGATAACGGCTATTTAATCGTGCTTGCTTGTCACGCTCACGGCGTTCAATTTCCGCGATAACAAGCTGTGCGATATCTTGCGTGGATTGATTCGGTTGAGGGTGAATATTAATTTCATAATGTACTGGCGCGCCTTGATAACGTTGTTGTTGAATATTCACATTAGCCGGTGCCGAGCGATAGCTCTCAACGGGTAAACTGTGTGGGTGCAACGGGGCATTTTGTGCCTGTAATGAAAAGGCACTGCCTAGCGATAATGCGGCTGTTGCTAACATGGCGGTGTGTTTACGACTGGTGATATTCGCAGGGCCCTCAACAATTTCAGGGCCATTTTCGCCGGCAACACCAAACTTGCCACGCGGGATATAACCGCCCGAATCATACATACCGGCAAAGTTGCTATTGTAAGAATCTAACGCAGACTGCACTTTCGGATCGGAGGTTTTAGCAAACTCTGGCGTCAGCGCTTCTTTAGCTGCGGTTGCCAATTCCCCAATGCTATTTTTAAAGTCCGTCCATTTGTTTTTTATTCCCTGAATAATGGAATCAATCAAGTCGCTACCAAACTGTAAAAATTTAGCTGGTAACGCTTTGGTATCTTCGACAATTTCATCCCATTTAGTCGATATTGTCGTTTTAAGGAATTCCCATTTATCTTGGGTGTACTTAACGATTTGATCCCAATTGCTATAAATAACCCCCGGTAACGTTTGTGTCATGAAAAAGGTTTTTATTCCTTCCCATATCCCTGAAATTACAGATTTAACAGACGCCCATGCGGTCTTGGTATAGCCAACAATACTATCCCAATGTTTTGCAATTAAGCCCGGTATCGTCCAGTTAAAGAAAATATATTTAATCCCTTCCCATACTTTTAAAATGGTGTCTTTCAATGCTTGCCATGCGATAGCGGTACGCTGTTTAACAGTCTCCCACACCTTGGTGACATACGGCTCAATCTTATCCCAATTTTTATAAATCAGATAAATAGCACCTGCAATAGCGGCAATAGCTAACAAAATAGGATTAGCTAACATAGCTTTACCCAACCATAAAAAAGCACTGCCTAATAATTTTATCGGTTTTAATAACAGTGTTAACGCGCCACCGCCTTTAATGCCTAAAATTGACAGGCTTAATTTTGCAGCAGCTAATGGCCCTAACATTGCGGCAATGGATAACGAGAGAACACCGAGCGTGGTAATAATGCCCGCAATGGCTAAACCTACCATCGTTAGTGTTTTTGCCAGCTCAGGATTTTCTTTCATCCACACACCGACATTAGAAATCACACGGGTAATACTTTGTGATATCTGACGCAACGGGCTATCAATGCCGTCAAAAATCTGAATGCCTAAATCTTCCCATGCAGATTGCAGGTTTTTCATATCCCCGCTTAAGTTGTCCGTCATGGTGCCCGCGACTTTTTGGGCTTCGCCTTTTGCTTTCTTTAAGTCAGCCACAAGGTTTTGCAACTCCCCTTTGCCCGCTTGTTCGGCAAGTACCGATAACGCAGAGAAGGCTTCTTCACCGGCAATATGTTTAAAGAATCCCGCACGTTGCGCATTACCCATATTGGCGGTTTTCTTATCCAATTCGGCTAATAACTCAGGAAAGTCGCGTAAGTTTCCTTTTGCATCACGGGTTTTAATACCGAGTTCTTCTAATGCTTTGGCGGCCATTTTCGGCGGCTCAGCAAGACGCCCTAAGATAGCGCGTAATGAAGTACCCGCCATTGAACCTTGAATACCCGCATCACCCAATTTACCCGTTGCAGCTGCTGCGGTTTCTAAGTCAACCCCTAACCCTGACGCCACCGGTGCAACATATTTCATGGTGTCGCCAAGCATGGTTAAACTGGTATTTGAACGGGTAAAAGCGCCGACTAACACATCACTCACTCGCCCCATTTGGTCAGAGTCGAGTTTAAAGCCGGTTAAAATATTGGAGCCGATATCTGCCGTGGTGCCTAAATCAAGATCACCTGCCAATGACATTGCCAGCGTTCCGGGCATAGCATTTTTAATTTGTTCAGGCTTAAAACCTGCCATGGCATAGAATGCCTGACCTTGTGCCACTTGGTTGGCGGTAAATGCCGTGGTTGCGCCTAGCTCTCGCGCTTGTTCACGTAACATCTTAAATTCATCGGAGTTTTTATCTAAGCGCGTTAATGCCTGCACCTTTGACATACCGACATTAAACTCGTACCCCGGCATTAAGGTTTGTTTGGCGGAATACAACATACCGGCACCGGTTGCCGTCATAGTGGCACCGGCACCCGCCATTTTATTTCGCACATCAAGCGTCTTTTGATACTGCGATTTAGCCGCCGCCATGCGCCGTTCTTGTTCGGCACTGCGCCTTAATTGGTTTTCTTGCCGGCGGAGCTGTTGCGTGGTGCGTTCAATATCACCATTAAGGCGTCGTTGCGCTTGACCGAGTTGATTAGTCGAAATGCCATTGGCTTGTAATGCCGAGCGCTGTCGCTGTGCCGACTGCTGTAATTGCTCATATTTGGTTTTGAGTTGCCCCGCTTCCCGTTGCGCTTTTTTAAACGCTTCTAACTGTTTTTTTGTCGGATTCTCACTGTTGGCAATTTCTTTGGCGAGGGTGGCAACACGTTGTGTGGCGGATTGGTACGCTTGCTGTGTAGAGGTTAACTGCTGTTTAATTTTGCGAAAGCCGTCAATTTGTGAGGCTTGCTGATTAAGTGTTTTTAACGAGTCTCGCGACTGGCGCACGGCGGACGCCAGTCGTTTATTACTTTCTTGCGCACTGCGAAACGGTGCGGTTAATTTATCAACCGCACTCAGTACAACTTGTAATTTTAAGTTATTACTCATCCTGTTGTCCGCTACGTTTCGCCGCTTGATAACGCCATGACAATAATTCTGAAAGGCTCATTTTGCCGGTGTCTGCCGGTGACCAATGAAAAATGACGGCAATATCTGCCGCCAGTTCATCGGTGGTTAATTCGCTAGGGAATCGGGCATAACCGACTTCGGTAATAAAAAATTGACCACCTGCACACTCAGGTTTACCAAGTCGCCCGCGGCTAAAGACAGCACATCTTGCTTTGTCAGTGTTGGCATAGTAATGCGCGGTAGCACCTGCATCATGCTATCGACATCCATATCCATTAAGGGCTGTAAACGCACACCACGTAACGCGCCCGAATTCGGTTTAAGCACTGTCACCTTGTCGATTTTGGTTTCACCGCGCATAAGTGGTTGTTCTAATGTCACCGTGGCTTGGTCACCGTTCACAACAACCCATTCAATTTGCTCTTGGTTTTGTTCTTTGATTGGCTCTTTCATGTTCTCTTTCCGCATTTAATTAAAGCCCCAGCGCGTCACGCTGTGCTTGTAACAGGTCTTTACCGTCCACTTTTTCCACCATATTGACGATATCAATCTCAATGATTTCTTGGCCGTCCATCACTAACTTGTAGTAAGTGGGTTTTACGGTAACTTTGGTTTGTGTGTTATCGCCCGATTTCCAGTTGCCCGGATCAATTTCGCTATAACGACCACGGAGAACCACTTCAACGGCTAATGTTTCCCCCGTATCATCACGCTGATAAGCACCACATAGACGCAATTGCACCGCATCAATAGTGGATGCGCCCCATTGGCGGTAAACGTCAATATCAGCACCACCGAGGGTAAACTCACTATCAAGCGCACCATCATCAAGGCCCATATCAATTTGCACCGAGCCATTCATACCGCCCCCGCGATAGGCTTCTAACTTGCGGGTGATTTTGGGTAATGTGAGTTCTTCGGCAACACCGACATAATTATTACCGTTAATAAATACATTAAAATTCTTTAGCTTGCGTGGTAACGCCATGATTTACCCCTTGATTTTGTTACCGAAATCCATCAGGTATTTATCGGTAATACGCTGACGTAACATCAGATTTTCCATTGGTGGCACTGGTGTATAGTCATAATCCAGTGTGAGCTTACCGTCTTTAAGTTCTTCTTTGCTATTTGATGTCGGGTCATACCAACATTCACCGCCTAACAAATAGCCCTGACTGACCAGTGAACGTAATTTTGCATTGATGGTTTCAACAATATCTCGCGCTAAAGATGGCGTTAACGGTTTATCAATCGCCCACATTTGCCCTTCTGCCATGGTGTCAGCGAGGACTTGCGCGCTACGGGTGTAAGACTCAAAGGCAAACAGCGGATCATCCGAACAGGTACGCGACCCCCAAAAACGAAAACCATCACGGCGGATAAGTGTCGTCACACCTTTTTCATTCAGTAAACCGGCATCAGTGGTGGGGTCTTGCAAATCCCAATAGATATCTTTAGAAATACCGGTCACGCCATTAACAGTGATATTTGATAGCGTTTTATGCCAGCCAATATCATTGTCTAACTTGGCACGCAGACCTAACGCACGCGCCGTAGCATAAGCGGTTGATTCACTGTTGGTGGTGCTATCCCATGACGTGAAATCAGGGAAAATCACCATTAATTCACGCTGACCAAAGTTGTCACGGTACTTAATTGCTTCGCTGATATTTTTACAGTCGTAAGCCGAAACATAACCAAAGGCGCGGAGTTTTTGACAAATCACCGCAATCTCATTGGCAACCGCTAAAGTATCGTGACCGGGCGCGCCAATAATACGAGGCTTAATGCCGTGTTGGACTTGTGATGCTAACAGCGCTTGTAATCCTGTTTTTAGCCCTTCTTCGGTAGTGCTACCAATAATATTGGTGGTGGTTTCCGCTTCACTTTCACCTTGTTCTACACGCACAACAACGGTGATGGGTTTAGCCTGATCGGAAATGGCTTTTAAGGTGCTGGCTAAGGTGCCGGTTTTCCCTGCTTTACCGATAGCCTGTGATACATCGGTCAGTAAGACGGGTTTGTTTAATGGAAAGGTTTTTTCGTCCGCATCATCAGCGGTGCAAACCACGCCAACAATAGCGGTGCTGATAGTGCGAATGGGGCGGGTGCCTTCGTTAATTTCAATAACGCGCACACCGTGATGATAATCTTGTGCCATGCTCACGGACTCCTATAACTGTGTCCGTGTAGCATGAAAAATTAGTGGGTAAATTGCACGAAAGCGGGATTGTTTGAGGGTTGATACAACGGTTATTCTGGTTTTTGTGGCCATTCAATATCAGGGGCTAAACTAATATCAATAGCTTCTAATTCATCTAAGTAATCTAACCACTGATTAAGTGATATTTTTTCATCTTCACTTATTCTTCCCAATAATAATTTTGACTGTAACAAGCTGGTTTCTGTACGAACTTCTTCCATGAGTCGTCGCTTCAGCTCTAAAGCTTGTGCAGTTAATTGCTCTTGAGTTAATGGAGGATTTAAATGTAACTTAATTTCTTCATCAGACATTGCGATTAACCCTTTTTCAACCCAACCCTCTTTGACTTGAAAGTCATCATAAGCAAAAACGCTCCCTGTCAATTTATCTCGATAATAATTCATTATTTAAACTCCATGACTTTTGCTTTGCCCTCATCTAATTGATAAGAATACTTAGCACCCACTGGAATAACCGACGTTACAAAAGCAACTTTCAAATTTTGGTCATACCGAACATGAGAATACGCAACCAATAAACTATTTATATATAGCTTTACACCCGGAGCATTATTGCCAGATAGTTCCACGTAAATACTAATCATAATGGGTTTATTGTATGTATTGGTGTACGTCACATTCGCTTGTCTTTGCGTTGTAACATCTGACCAATTTTGATTAAATCCAAACCCTGAATTTTTCACCTCATTAACTTGCGCGGGTGTTGCAGCGCCTACATCACCGGCAGTCAAACTAATGTCAGCACTTAGTGGTTTACCATTCACTTTGCGAGTGTTAGGCACCCGCCCATTGGCATTATTGTTGGCATTATTAGCGGCTGTCTTGGCTTCATTCACTTGTGCCGGTGTTGCAGCACCCACATCACCCGCAGTTAAACTAATATCAGCACTTAGTGGTTTGCCATTTACTTTACGCGTGTTAGGCACTCGCCCATTAGCATTAGTGTTGGCATTATTTGCTGTGGTTTGTGCTGCGTTAGCTTTGCTTACTGCATCATTAGCGGTTTTCTGTGCGGCATCCGCTTTGCTCACACCACTGTTTGCTGTGGCTTGTGCATTGGATGCGGCGGTCTTGGCTTCATTAACTTGTGCCGGTGTTGCAGCACCCACATCACCGGCAGTCAAACTAATATCAGCACTTAATGGTTTGCCATTCACTTTACGCGTGTTAGGCACTCGCCCATTGGCATTAGTGTTAGCGTCATCCGCTGATTTTTGTACCTTACTTAAACCCGTACTTAATTCAGCTTTGGTGGCATAAAGCTTAGCAACTTCATCCAATGTCTGTTTTGAGGCACTTTCAATCGCATCATTGACAAATTCACGGGTCGCCAATATCACCGATGGATCAACTTTTAACTCGACTGATTCAGCATGACTAACAATTAATATCATTCGAATAGTTTGTGTTCGCCCGCTACCCTCTTGCAATTGGGGCTTATAGGTTTCAGGACAATTACCTACTGCAATTAAACTGCCCTCATCATCAAACAATCCAATCTCGCGGATCCAGTAACCGCCCTCGTTTTCGGGTATAACCTGCTCTGCAACGATTTGATTCGTATTTTTTGGATCAATAAACAGGGTATTAATTCCAGCTCGACGTTTTTCATTAACTAATTTTGTTTGCTCTGCGCTTGGCATCGGTAATGTACCGCCACCGTCACCCACGGCCATTTGGGTAATTTTTAAGGTGGTGCCTAGTGCGGTGGCTTTTGCCAATTTATTGGCACCAATCACCGTTAATAAGGCGAAAAATTTAGCGCTCATGTGCGACCTCAACTTTATCAATAATGTGTACTCCGACCGCCGTTAATGGCGCACCAGACACGGTAATTTCTTCTGCAAAATACGGGTAAACGGTTAACTCATCACCGCTAAAAGTGGCGGCGGAGAGATAAAACTCACCTTGTGAATCAAGGTTGATAGATAATCCCAAGAGGTGCCGACTGACGGGGCGTGCATCAGCGATCAAGCGTTCTAATTCGTCATAGATTTCTTGGGTAATACCGTTTTCTTGCACGCCCACATCAAGGCGAAATGTGCCCGGCGGATCGTCGGTTTGCCACCACTCCGTGACTTTGATGATGTAACCTAATGGCTCAACCACACGCTTAAGTGCGCCAATGGTGCCCTTGTGCCGGTGAATAAACATTGAATCCCGTACTACTTGACGCTTAACAGGCTCCGACCAGTTTTCATCCCATCGATCCACTGACCAAGCCCATGCAAGATATGGCAATAAATCAACCGGGCATGTGTTGGCATTCCATAATTCGCGTAAAGGCACGGGTAACGTCTGCAAGGATTGACAGGCAATGGCGGCTGCCTTTTCTAATGGGCTACTGCCTGACGGTAATAAGCTATTCATCAGAGCCACCAATAGTTAAGGCGCTCTTTGTACAATACGAGGCTTGGGTTTTATCCAGCACCACATCTTTGGTGGGCTGTTTTAATTCCACACGTTGCACACCTTCTACATGCAACGCTGCATAAATTGCTGACAGGCGAATATCACGCCCTAAGCGGTGTTGCTCTGTGATGTATTGCGTCAGCCGTTGATTGGCTTCTTTGCGTATCGGCTCTGACTCTGGCCCCGGAAAAAGAAATAACGTCGCATCAATTTGATAGGGAATAATTTTGGCGGATTGCACTTTGATGCGGTCAGCAACCGGTCTCACATCTTCATCGTTTAGCGCGTGCTCAACAATGCGCAGTAATTCTTCCGATGCAGTGCCGTCACCCTCACGAGATAACACGGAAATAGTGACATTTGCCGGTGTTGGACTGTTCGCGGACACATCGGACACCCGACCATCGGCACTGCGAGCATGAAATTCATAACTGCCCACAGGCCCCGCAACACTTAGCCCCTCAAACGCGGCGGGAATGCGTAAACGCAAATCATCATCAGATTCTAAAATCGCCGGCGTGGGCGGAATAGTTTTGTTATTTGCCGGGCGTAACACTAAGCGCGATAAATTATAATTCGCGGCTAACTGATCTAAATCTGCCCCTTTCGCATACGCCACCATAACTGCACGTGCCGACTCATTAATACGTTGGCGTAATAGCAATTCACGATAGACGTTTTCTTCTAACAGCTTGGTCAGTGGTTCAGACTCTAACGATAACGTGTTAGCCACCGCATCACGTAAATGCGTTGGCATCGAGGCAATCAATGCTGTTTTACGTTCACGTAATAATTGTTCTGCATCTAACGACTCAATCACATCGGGCGGTGTTAATTGGCTTAAATTAATCGTTGGCATTATGTCACCGGTAGAGAGAAGTTAATCGGTTGTTGGTTATGGGCGTAATAGCCGGTGATATCCACAATCACCTGTTCCTGTTGGCTATGAATATCAATAGCAGTCATCACAATGCGTGGTTCCCAACGATAAACCGCGGTGTAACATGCCGACATTAATTGCAGTCGCATCTTGGCGTTAACAGGACCGTCAATTAAGTCGGCAAGCAAACTGCCATATTCACGGCGCATCAATCGGCTACCAATGGGGGTGTTAAAAATATCTCTCACCGACTGGCGAACGTGCTCAATATCGGTAATACGTTCACCGGTTTGTACATTCATACCGAGATAGTTCATTGCGGCTGTCCTGTATTACCATCACCTGTACGCACACCACCGTGAGTATGGGCTGAAACCACCACGCCATTAGAGGACATTTGTCCGCCAACATGGGTAATATCGCCGGTCATTGTGCCGCCTTTTTGCACCGTCAGTGATCCCGTGGTTAAGTTGTTGGTGCAAATAACGGTAGGAGTATCTAAGGTGATTTTGCTTGTCGCGACACACGTAATGTCGGGTGATGTGACCGTGACCGATTCGCTGGCTTCAATCTCGGCGGTTTTAATTCCCGTGACTATTAACGCCCCGGTTGCGGGTTCATATTCAATTACTGCACCGTCTTTATACTCATGACGATGGGCGGTTAATGAGGTTGACGGCTCTGAAAAATCGTCACTAAATATTGCCGGCAACACAAACGAGGTAGTTAAATCGCCACCGATTGACAGCAATAACACTTGTTCGCCGATACTCGGCGCCCACCATGAACGCGATTTTCCGGCACGCGCAGTAAGCCACGGGCGCCAGTCGGTTTCATTGTCGCCCGTTTTAACTCGACAGCCTTTTTCCGCACTGACATCAATCACAACGCCAGTGCGGATCAAGTTTTGTATTTTTCGGATAAGTTCTGCGATATTCATACTCGCAATGTGCAACGGGAAATAAAAAAACGCACGAGATTGGGATTGTTTCAAAGACAGGACAATTAACGGGAAAGGAATTCCAGTAATTGATTTTCAATATGTTTAATATCTGCCGGCGAAAAGCCTAATAGCTTTCTTTCAGGGTATTGAATTTCTAATGACTTACCCCGCACACGCTCTTTTAAACCGTAATGATGCACCGCAGCAATGCCCGCAACTTGAGGGGCAAAAGAGAGGGAGACACCTTTATCGTTTGCTGACATTCGCAAATAACGGGCAGTAGCTAAACGCTTAAACATGCGAGTCTGTTTATTGGGTTTTGCGGTGCTGATTTTGTCTTTTTTCACTTCAATAAAACGTAGAATATCGCGCTTATAAAAACTGCGTTCAGCTTTTTTTTCTAAATCGTAACCGGTGATCACTTCGCCCTTTTTCGTTTTGCGTAATCGCCAATTTTTTAAACTGCGTGGCTGTCCTTTCCAGACAAATTTCATTCCTCGTAAAACGGTAATGGTTGAGGCTTTACGTTTGGTGAATGCCGACCCATCGGGATTTTTTTGCGCGCGAATACGTTGTAAATTGCTTTTGCGTAAATCACGGGCAATTTCACGGGCCAATTTTTTACGTTCATTGGGTGACGCTTTTGCCAGCATGGTGGCTAACGCTTGGGTTAACGGGCTGAAATCATCAGCGTTCATGAGCCACACTCTCCCAGCTCTCAAACGGATCAACCGGCTCTTCAACTGCACCGACAACCAGTTTATCTGCTTGCACATTAACGAGGACTCGCTCAGTCAGCTTTAAATCAATGCTAATACTGGCGGTTTGGTTGCTATCAATAAAGGCATCAAAGGTAAAATGACTTTGACGTTTATCGGAATTGAGGAAAATATCAGGCTGGTGTTGTTCAATCCAACCGATAATGACCGCCATTAACACATTTTGGTCACCGGGATAATCATCAATAATAATATTGAGATTGTATTGATACTCATAAGATTGACTGCGCGCACCCGTTGCCACAATCGCCCCACCATCAATAAAGGTGTATAGCCTATCGGGATTTTCGCCTAAATAAGCGACCTTTTTAATTAAGGTATCACGTAGGTTTGCAGGCTTTTTCATGGTTTAACTCTTTGATGTATTGTAATAATCGATTTGTATAATCAATCAAATATTCTGTTTGCGCCTGATTCTCCGCCATCATTTCGAGGAGACGTAAATAATCTTGTTGAGCTGTTTCGGTAAGTCGTGCGGGGGTTGCATTACCCATGCCGGCGGTGGTGGCGGTGTGATTATCGGGGTTGGGGCAATCGGCTTTGATGTACACCCGTTTAGTATTATTGCGCAACTCATCATTAAGCTGGCTAATATCATTTTTTGCATCGGTTAGCGCCTTTGTGTGTTGTTTATCCAGTTCTGATAAACGGGTAAGTTCTTTCTGATAGCGTTCAATAGCGTCTTGATGACTGATAACATTTTGTTTAAGGGCGAGGTTGTCACCCTTAAGCTGGCTATTTTCAGTGAGCAAGGCATCAAACTTAAATATCAGTAGCAAGCCCATCACACCCGCCACAATAATAAGTAGTATGTTCCTTTTCATCGTGGGATCTCAATATGAGGATAGTCAGGAAAGCGGGTTTCAACGGGTAAACTGGGATCACTTTTCCAGTTTTTACCAAAACGCAATGTTACCCCTTCTTCATCTGCGGCTTGTTTGAATGCCATTAATACGGGTTCAAAAAAATACGGTTGCCATTCCATCCCCGGTTTAATCGCAGAGGGTAAAATATCAATCGCATCGCCTGTTAAATGACGGCTGTTTAATGTTTTTGAAACGCCTTTTTTAACGTTTTCTTTTTGCTTTTCAAGTGTGCGAACACCTTCAATTACTGCAAAATCAACCGGTGAAATTTCTAATGCACGATAAGCAATTTTCACTAGCAGTGGGTTAACGCCAATAAGGTTATTTTTACTGCGCTGACTCAATGTAAACTTACTCACCAGCAACCTTCCTTAAGAATAACTTTCCGACTGCGCTAATAAATGCTGATCCCATCCAGCCCGCCATGCCCGCTATACCACCGGCAATTTCTGGTTGCCACTGAAAATAACTGGCACCGAATAAAATTAATGCCCCTGAAAACATGGAGACAATAATTTGTGCAAGTAAAATGGCAAAGCGGAACGGCTCCCCTTTCACTATTTTATTGGCATAACTGGCAATACCACCAAAAACCGCCATTCCGGCAATTAATAAGGCGGTAAACCAGTTAATATTACTTGGATCTTTATAGGGCATCTTCTTCATACCTTCCCCCTTAAAGGGGTTAATCCCAAAGTTGTAAAATCGGTGTGGTGCTGTGTTGTTGTGGCGTGTCCGGTAACTCAATCGCTGTGCCTGTGGGTAATATTGCCCCTAATTCAACAAGCCCCGGATTAGCTTCTAATACTTGTTCAATCATGCCGGATGACTGACCAAAGTAACGCCAACAAATATCATCTACGGTATCCCCTTGTTGGGTGTAAATCCGCATTAGATAAGCTCCACCGTGTTATGGGTTTCCCCTTTGATACGTTGTAAAGCCCACTGACCATCACGCCACACTTCATCAATCACTGGTGTAAGGGTGTCGGCTTTTTTATTGCCTTGTGCGGTAGTATCAATATCGCGATAACGTTCGATTAAACTTGCCTTTGCAAAACAGAACACGGCACGTTGATATAAAATCATCAATTCACTTTCACCGTTAATTTGTTCAGCAGGTACGTCTTTTAATGTTTTCGCAGATTGACCAATACGCCACTGATACAACTCTCGATTCACTTCAATCATGGCGTTCAGTAACGTGCTTTTCAGTCGTTCCGGTGTCACCGTACCATCGACGCGAGTTTGCAATTGAAAATCACGAGTCTGAATATCAGGGAAAAAGCCATTATTTTTAATGGTTTCGTCTTTTTGTGGCACAGGGTTAGCAGAAACATAATCCATGAGAAAACCTTAAAATAGGTGGGCGGTGGACGAAAGAAAGCGAGTTGCTTTTTCCGTGCCGCCCTGACGTGGTGTCACAATGCTTTTTCAGCGTCACGCTGGGCTTTGAGCACTTTATCGAGTTGTTTTAATTCGGTTTTAATCCCGACATTAATATTTAACTCTAAGGCTCGGCTTAATACGCAGTAGCTTTCTTGTGGTCGATTATTATCGCGTAGCACTAACCCTAAGATTTTATAGAGTTTAGCTCTCACTTCATCGGGCATATCTTCATCATCGGTCAGTAAGCGTGTACGCTCTAACGTTGCTAAAGATACCGGTGATTTCACGGCATACGCTCGCATTGCCGAATCGGCAATTTCTTCGGCAATCACGGTGCCCGTAGTGCGGTTGACACCGGGGATCACTAGACGGTTAGCTAATGCATAAACAGCAATATCTAACGCCCCCTCATAATCACCCGCATCAATTTTCCACAGCAAAATCGTCATCAAGACATCATCTTGCACGCCACTACCACCGGACAGCGCTCCATCAACCCACGGTTGATAATTGGCTAATATCTTGCGCTTATAAGCTTCTTTGCGTTCGCGTGACTGAAAATGTTTTAGCTCTTTTTTATCTGTCGCAAGACGTAACAGCATCATGTGATAGCCCTTAGTATTACGGCTAACATGCCCACCCAATTGGGTGGACTGTTGCGCGCTTAGGCTCATGCGGTGTTTTTCCCACGGAGATAACGCCATTATTTCGCCTTTTTATTATCAGCCGGAGCTTCTTCCGTTACCGCGTTGTTGTCTGTACCGGTGTTATTTTCGGATGAAATAATATTTTTGATTTCTGGCGGTGTTTCTTTAGCCTCTTCAAAAACGATATTTTCGACGAGCGCCACACCGCGGAAATCTTCAACCACGAAATCCTCATTGACTGACTCGTAGTTTTCGATGCGATCACGTTTTGCATTATCCAGCACTTGGCGACGACGAGAATCCGCAAGGAAATAAATCGATAAGTTATCAAGACGAGTAATAAAAAAGGCATTTTCAGGGAAGAATGGCGCACGTACAGCCGGCAAACCACCGATACGTTTCTGACTGATAATGGTATCTGCTGCCAGCTTTTCACTGTTGTTTTGGTCTTTATTGACCAGTGGGAAATATTTATCAGACAGTAATTTACGACCACAAATCACAACAAGACCGGTATCGTCTTGATATTCAGGATCAATCGCAGTATCGACAGTGTCTTGCACTAACGCGTCAAGATTTTGGTAGGCTTGACCTTTACCGACAAGAATAGGCTGTGCTGTGGTTGTTCCGTCTTTCGTTTCACTGCCCATCACATGATCAGGCGCACGTTCACGGACTTTTTGTAACCAGCCTGAATTCACATCTTGCAATAAGGGGTATTTTGTCCGATCAGAGTTATCAGCGCGGTGCGTACCATTAAAGCCAATCATAATGCGGTCTAATGCCTGACGGCGGATGATTGCATCACGGATACGGGTTTGAAAGTCGGTAAACTTCGCCCACATATCAATTTTTGCGTAATCAAGGTGGGTGTCGTAATTGGTTTTCTGGCAAAGATAGCTGTTCTTTGTCAGCTTAATCGGATCGCTTGTTTCACGGTCTTTTGCTGTTGTGTCAGTGGTTCCCGCAATAGTCGAACCGATACCTAAACCAATGGCTTCACCGACTTGCTCATCAACCGGCACGATATTAATGTGCGTTAAAAACTCCGCCGATTGCTGGATCGTAGTTTCTAATTTTTGAGCAGCAGACGGTTCAATCGGTACTTTGGTATCGCTAAACTCTTGGGCGCTAACACCGTAAATTTTACCAAGTTGCGTCATATACGCATTAAATTTAAAACGAGTTTCTTTTTTCATGGTTTGTTCGTTACCTTAGCAATCCGTGAGCACTTCGCCGTTATTTTCGCCACCCGTTGCCGGAGGACGATGTGAGAACGAGGCGTCTGTATTTTCAAATTGGGTTTTTAATTCAGTGAGTTGTTGCGTGAGCACTTTTACCGCTTCGCTTTGGTCTGCGCTTTTTAATGCGGTAATTTCTGCTGAAAGGGTTTGCACTTCTTGAGCGCACAGCTCTACGGCCTGATGCACATCGGTAAATCGCGCATCATCACTGTGTTGCTTTTTAGAAAACATCTCTTTAATGACGCTAAAAAGACCCGGCTTATCGCTCTCTGGCTTTTCGTCAGTAAATTCGAGATGCGTTTCTTCTGCCGCAGTAAAGACGTTATCTTTGCTTTGTTTGCGCTCTGAAAGTGGGCTACTTTGTGCACTGGCACTAAATTGCAACATTTCAGTGCCTAAACTCGCGGGATTATCGGTCACTGCAAGACCGACCAGATAGGCTTCACCGGTATCTGAAAAACTCGGATTAATTTCGACAGAGGTATAAACTTTTTGACGTTTTTTATTGAGTTCAATTAAATCAGGTGTCGGATTGATCACACCATATAATGCCAACTTACCCGCCAGTGCCCCTTCTTTGATTTCCTCGGTATACACCGATTCCACATCGCCAAAGCGTGGCGCCCATGAATAGTTATAGTGATCGATATTAACTCGCGCACCATAAACCGCGGGATCAAAGTTTTTCGCAATTTGGGTTAACCACTCGCGGTCAACTCGACGCCCGTCCGTTGTCGCCCCTTCAACACAAAGACGAACCGGTTTTGATTTCTTCGACATGCACTACTCCAGACTGCCGTTTATTCGTTGGTCTGTATGTTGTCGGTTAAAAGGGGCGTTAAACAATGGATAAGGCTTGTTTGAGGAATGGCACAAGGGGAATGAAGCGAATCAGTGATCAGCGGTCAATAGACTAGCCGTAACTTAAGCAAGAAATAGTGATTGTGCAATGGCTATTACCGAAACATTTGATAACCGAAAAAAAGCAATGCACCTGTATTTTTCAGGTTACCGCATTGCTCGCATAGCGGAATCGCTAGGCGAAAAGGCGTCCACCATTCACAGTTGGAAACGCCGTGATAATTGGGATGAGATTAACCCAACCGAGCGTGCAGAGTTAACCGTTGAAGCACGTTATTGCAAGCTTGTTTTAAAAGAAAATAAAGAAGGCAAAGATTTTAAAGAAATTGATTTATTAGGGCGTCAAATGGCGCAGTTATCCCGCATAAAAAAATATCAAAACGGCGGTAATGAAACGGACCTCAACCCTAAGATTGTCAACCGCAATAAAGGCGAACGCCGTCAGCCAGAGAAAAACTTCTTTTCAGAAGAACAAATTGAAAAACTGGAAGATATTTTTCGTGATACGTTGTTTGAATATCAAAAAGTGTGGTATCGCGCCGGTCATCACCGCATCCGCAATATTTTAAAATCCCGTCAAATCGGCGCAACATTTTACTTTGCCCGAGAAGCCTTTATTGATGCCCTGACCACCGGACGTAATCAGGTTTTCCTCTCCGCCAGTAAAGCGCAAGCCTATATGTTCCGTGAATACATTATCAAAATGGCATTAGAGGTTGATGTTGAATTAAAAGGCGATCCATTGATGTTAAGTAATGGTGCAACGCTCTATTTCCTCGGCACCAATGCTCGCACAGCACAAAGTTATCACGGTAATTTGTATCTGGATGAAACCTTTTGGATACCTAAATTTCAGGAGTTACGCAAAGTCACTTCGGGTATGGCCATACAAAAACATTGGCGACAAACCTACTTTTCAACACCGTCAACCATGAGCCATGAAGCGTACCCTTTTTGGTCGGGCAAGCTGTATAACCGCGGACGCAAAAAAGAAGATCGCGTTGATATTGATATCTCACATGAGGCGTTAGTGAATGGGCGTTTATGTGAGGATGGGCAGTGGCGACAAATCGTTAATATTGAAGATGCGTTGCGGGGCGGTTGTGATTTATTCGATTTAGAGCAACTCAAAAAAGAGTATAGCCCGGACGAATATAACAACCTGTTAATGTGCCACTTTATGGATGATATCGAATCTCTATTCAACTTTAACATGATGCAAAATTGCATGGTGGACAGTTGGGAGGTGTGGGATGACATTCAACCGTTAGCCCTTCGCCCTTATGCCTATAATCCTGTTTGGGTAGGTTACGACCCCAGCAAAGGCGGTGAAAATGGTGATAGTGCCGGTTGTGTGGTTATCGCTCCGCCGAAAGTACCAGGAGGGAAATTCCGCATATTAGAACGCCATCAATGGCGAGGCATGGATTTTCGCGCACAAGCTGACGCCATTAAAAAAATCACCGAACGTTTCTATGTGGAATATATGGGGATTGATACCACCGGCTTAGGGCATGGTGTTTATCAGAATGTCATCCAGTTTTTTCCTGCTGCGCGTGAGTTTATTTATAACCCGAATGTCAAAAATGCCTTAGTCATTAAAGCCTATGACGTGATTAGTCACGGGCGTTTAGAGTTCGACGCACAGTGTGTTGATATCATTCAATCTTTTACTTCCATTCGCCGTACGACCACCGGAAGCGGTAACCGCCCCACTTATGAAGCCTCGCGCAGTGAAGAAAGCGGACATGCTGACCTTGCATGGGCAACGATGCACGCCCTTTTCAACGAACCATTAACTGGCACCACCGAGAACAGTAATAACATTGTGGAGATTTATTGATGAGCCGTAAAAATAAAAAGAATTTTAAAGCACAACAAACGGCAACTGCCAATAACAGCATGGAAGCCTTTACCTTTGGTGATCCTGTTCCGGTGTTAGATAAACGAGAAATTTTTGATTATCTGGAATGTGCGCAAATTGATAATTGGTATGAGCCACCGATTAGCTTTGATGGGTTATCAAAATTGTTTCGTGCGGCGACTCACCATAGCAGTGCGATTTATGTCAAACGTAATATCTTAGTGAGTACGTTCCAGCCTAACCGTTTTCTCTCTAAGTTAGACTTTAGCCGGTTTGCGCTCGACTTCTTAACCTTTGGTAATGCCTATCTTGAACGGCGTAATAATATGGTGGGTAATTTATTAAAACTCACACCAACACTGGCAAAATATACCCGTCGTGGTGTTGCCGATAATAGTTATTGGTTTGTACGTTACGGCTATGACTCACAACCTTATGAGTTTAAACCCGGCAGTGTGTTTCAGTTATACGAACCCGATTTAAATCAAGAGTTATACGGCTTGCCGGAATATCTGGCGTCCACCATGTCAGTGTTACTTAATGAAGCGGCTACCCTGTTCCGCCTTAAGTATTATCGTAATGGTAGCCATGCGGGATTTATTTTATACATTAGTGATGCCTCACAAACGCCAAGTGATATTGATAAAATTCGTGATGCAATGAAAAATTCCAAAGGCCCCGGCAATTTTCGTAATTTACTTATCAATGCTCCGAACGGCAAGAAAGACGGAGTACAAGTTATTCCACTAAGTGAGATTGCGGCAAAAGATGAATTTCTTAATATCAAGAATGTCAGCCGTGACGATATGTTAGCGGCACACCGCGTACCACCTCAAATGATGGGGATCATTCCACAAAATACCGGTGGCTTTGGTGACGTTGAGAAAGCGGCAAAGGTTTTCTTTCGTAATGAGTTGGCACCACTACAAAGTAAAATGTTACAGATTAATGATTGGTTAGGTGAAGAAGTGATTAAGTTTGATAAGTACACATTGGCTGACGAGTAACTTCACCGCACAAAGAACAATACCGCCAGCACTGGCGGTATTTTTTTACCTGTAAGGTATAAGTATCGGTCGGACTAATAATAATATTGACCCAATTTTATTATACCGTTTATCCCTTGATAAGGCGAATCCGCCTAATTTTCACCCTCTCAAACCTATATTAAATGCGCCTACAATCCATTTTAAGCGCGCGTGATTTATTTGATATTCAGATATCTTTTTCTTGTTTTAATCGCTCTACGTGCTGGAAATTTGCGAGGAATAATGTTTTTAAACCCATCAAAACGCAATCGTGACCCCGCCACGCCCGCGCACTAAATGTGTCGGTTTTTATGCGTTTTACAAATAATCTTGAGCCACACCAGAACAGGTGCTGAGTAGCAAACTAAATAGAATTAAAGTTGTGCAATTTGATGCGAAATAGTGAGAAATAAATATATTAAATTTTATAAGTTAGAATATTAGATTAAATCAATTAGCTTTATTACTTCTTATTTAAGAAGTGGAGTTTTCATGATATAAAGCCTTACTATATCCTTAAATAACAGTTATTAACTATAGCCCCAATTAATCAAGGAACTAGTATGAACATTACTGAAATTAAATCATTACTAGAAAAAGAGTATGAACCAAAACAAAGAGCTATATTACTTTCTCAATTAGAAGCTATTAAACAAGATGCCGAAGACAAAATTCGTATCGAACAAAGAGATGTTGACTTTGAAACTAAAGAGTTCACTGTAGAATTACTAATCAGTCAATATCATGATGGACTTGATGATGATACCAATGAACTTTTTGTTCCTGATTATCAAAGAGATTTTGTTTGGAATGAAAAAAGACAATCGCGCCTTATTGAGTCCCTAATACTTGGTTTTCCTATACCTTATATTTTTACTGCAGATGTTTTATCTGAAGACCCAGAGTTAGATGGTAGAGTAGAGATTGTAGATGGCTCACAGCGTATTAGAACATTACATGCATTTATTCACAACCAATTGACCTTACAAGACCTGAGAGTATTAGAATCTTTAAACGGCTTTACTTACAATGACTTACCATTGTCTCGTCAACGTCGATTTAGACGTATACCTATAAGAATTATTGAGTTAAGTTCTAAATGTAATGAAGATACGCGAAGAGATCTATTTGAACGAATTAACTCAGGTAGCGATATATTAAAGGATATGGAAGTACGAAAAGGCTCTGAATTAGGGTCAACAAATTTATATATAAATGTGATAAAACCTTGTTCAAATATTCCATTGTTTAAAGAATTAGCACCGTTATCTGAAGCAAAAGAAAAACGAGATGAAAGACTTGAATTTACACTAAGATTTTTTGCTTATTTAGATAAATATACTGATTTTGATCATTCTGTCCGAGAGTTTCTAGATAATTATATGAATGAGAAAAGAGAAGTAGACCTAGCAACACAAAAAACAATGATCGATGAATTTAATAAAGTCCTACAGTTTGTCCATGAATACTATCCAGCAGGGTTCAGAAAGACTGTAACAGCAAAATCGACACCAAGAGTTAGGTTTGAATCACTAGCAGTAGGTACTGCACTGGCATTACGTATTGAATCAGATCTGAAACCAGAAAATCTTGATTGGATATCATCAGAAGAATTTAAAATATTAACCACGTCAGATGGTGCAAATAGCAAACCTAAAGTTATTGAGCGAATTGAATATGTTCGTGATAAATTGCTAGGAGCGTAATATGAATAGTTTTAGGGAGGATTTTGATGGTAGGTCTGGTGAAATTTTGGCTTATCTTGACCTATTAAGGTTCTTGGAAGAGGCTGGGGCTGAAGTTTTTTCATCTGATAAATCTACTTCTTTTTCGATTACAAGCGATACTAGAAAAACACTAAAAGGCTCAGTTTATATCCTTTTATATAATCTTATTGAATCAACAATGAGAGAAGCCATTTGCTTTATTCATGACACCATTTATGAAAAAAATATACCCTTCGATAATTTAAAAAAGGACTTAAAAATAGAAATTTTAAAAAGAATAAAACATGACTCTATAAAGATAGATCGTATTGTTCTAAATCTATCAAAAGGAATATCATGTGGAATATCTCAAGGTACATTTAACAGAAAAAAACTATTCTCTGGAAATATTGATAGTCAAGAAATTAATGAAAAATCAAAAATATATGGTTTTTCTACCTATACTGAATATGAACATACTAAACATGGGCAACAATTATCAACAGTTAAGCAACACCGTAATGACTTAGCGCATGGTAATTTTTCATTTTCCGAAATTGGTAAAAATGTTTCATATCAAGAGCTTGAAAATACATCTTTAGAAGTAATTGCTTATCTTGATGCCATCGCAAAAAATATAGAAAATTATATTCAGAGCAATGGTTACCTTGATTCTTGATTCTTGATTCTTGATTCTTGATTCTTGATTAATAGCTTGCTAACGCAAGCTATTAGAACCCACATGTTTTAATATTGAATTACCGATTATACGCCCTAATTCAACAGGTACAGCATTACCAATCATTCTACCTATACTTTTCATTGTATATTTCCCCCCCTTTTCAAAAAAAGAATAATATTTTGGGAAGGTTTGTAACAGAGCTGCCTCCCTTAAGGAAATAGCACGATTTTGTTCTGGATGTCCAAATCGACCATTTCCAAAACCATAGCAAAGGGTCGTTATTGTAGGGCTAGGCTTATCCCATGACATTCGACCATAAATACTAGTATATCCTTTACCTGTTGTTTTTAGATGGCATTTTGCAATCAATTCTTCTGGCCAATCTCGCCATGTTCCACCTTGTGTAGAGTGAATAATCCGTAGTTTATTCACTGAATTTAGCTTGCTAGATCTGTGTAATTGATCTTCAGTATCAATAGCACCATCCTCGATTATAGGAAGATCACCAATCACATCTTTAACTGTTTTTATCTGTTTACTCAATGGTTTTATTAATTCTATTTCACCTAATTTTGATGCAAGAAGGACATGTCTTATTCTATTTTGAGGTATTCCATAATCTACGCAATCAACTTTAGCCCCCCAAACAAAATACCCATTGTTTATCAATGTGTCATAGAAATCATTATACACCTTATGCTTAGTAACATCCGGGACATTTTCCATAGTTACAATATCAGGTGAAACTTCCTTAATTAAACGTTCAAACTCATAAAGTAAAGGCCATTTTTTGTCTTTATCTTTATCTTTACCTTGAGTGTATGTCGAAAAAGGCTGACAAGGAGCACAACCTGCTAACACTTTGATCTTAGCATCACCATATAATTCATTAAGTTCATTTCTTGTTACTGTAGATATGTCTTTATGCAAGAATCTAGAGTTATTATTTTTTTCATATGGGAATCGACACTCTCCTTCAAGATCAATACCTGCAATGACATTTAATCCTGAAAGTTGTAGACCATGAGTTAATCCACCTGCCCCACAAAAAAGGTCAATTACTTTAATTGTCATCTTAAACTCCAAATCTATATCAATGACAAGTATACCTTCCTTTGATAAAAATCTCGAGCTTTTTGATGTAAAATAAAAATCTTTTCATAACCCCATCTCGGAAACCGGTTACATCGGTTACACTCTATCAAAACCACCTCTAACCCACTGATTACAAACAACTCCGTTGTAACTTTTTACAGGTTACAACGGGTTACAAAACAGGGGTTGAAAAGTTACATCCTTATAAAACAATAAGTTATATTTTAAATTTGTAACCTATTTAAATGGTTACACGTAACTACAAAGTAACCCATTTGTAACCTTTGCTAATATCTATATTCCTAATTTTAATCAATAAGATATAAACCTATTTTAATTTTGTAACCATTGTAACCGCTTTCCGAACCCCTCCCACAAATTCTCTATCTATATAAAAGAGATTAAATAATGCTCATTTATTGAGCAAACATTTATATCTTCTCTATTTTGTTTTTCTTGATAATTATGATATTTACTTAATGGTTTTTTACAGATAAAAGAAAGGCTGCACATGGCAGCCAATTTAAATACAGATAAAACGCTAACTCTCGCTGTTTTCCTGAAATACCCAGCACTTAATTACTTCAGGTCTTTTAAGCACACTCCCTATCGCCAATGAATTATTAAATTGATTGTTTACTACACTTCTCACAGTCTTAATACCCACAAACTTACGCATACGCCCTGCTTTCAGTAAGTTTTTAATATCGGTATTTAATAACATGGATTGTCTATGTTCACTGGCAACCTGCGAAATATGGTTAAAATTCACTGCATAAACGCCCTGTTCAATACTATGATTAACACCAAATGGCTCATTATCTTGTAGATAATCAAACATATCCCAAAATTCCATGACTGGCGGTTGATCCAACTGAATGGCTTGAACACGTTGTTTAGCTAACTCAATAATAAAGTTACGTGTCTGTCGGATATGCGCATCTTTTACTGGCAATATCAATGCTAATGTTTCCAATAAAGCGATTAACTGTGCATGATTCTTAGAGATCCGCTCATGGTTAATCACCTTATCCGCAAATAACTGCGCCTGCAAATCATCTACACGCTCATTGTATTGTTTTAATATTGCAGCTTCTTTCATTAATACCTTAGGTAAAAAACCTGATAACTTTTCAATGGGATAACGTTCAAGAGCAATGGCTGCATAACGGGTTTCTACGCTTTGCTCAGCCTTATCAGTATAAAGATGAATTATTCTCTCTAAAATAGCTCGTGAAGCATTAATCTCTGCATTCTGTGCAATCACAATACTGCCTTTAAATAACGGCTCGTAAGTCTCATTACCACTGTTTTTTACGCCTAATGAACGAGTCGCTCGTCCGTTGTACAAAGATTTCAACTCTTCCCAATCAAACGCTTTCAACTTTGCGTTATCTTGTACGCGATCACTTTCAATTAAACACACAGGTAAATTACTAATTTGTGAAAAATTACGCCCTCGAGCTGCAACACTCGATTTTGATGCATCAAACCCCTCATAATCAGCACGACCACATAAGCGCCATAAAAATTCAATTAAGGTACTTTTACCCGAACCTGGTTCACCGCAAATCTCTAAAAAAGGATAGCTCTTATGTGTTTTTCGTATTTGTTCAGCAAAAAGGGAGCCCACCCAAAACGCTAATACGACATAGCCTTTCACACCAAAAGCCTCCCAAAGAGAGCTTAACCAATTGGTATCAAATTCGCTAAAATCCGTATTAATAGATAATGATGGGCTAAGGCTTAACGTCTTAATATCGAGTTTATTTAAAGAAAAATAATCTTCCTCATTCAACGTAAAACACTTACCGTCTTGTATTGCCACATCATTAAATACATACACTCCGTATTCTTTGTTATAGCCCACATAATTTTGAGTGATCACCTCTTTGATATCAGGCAATGCTTGTTTACAAATACGATCTAATTGCAAAGTTGTACCTGTATAAACAGCCCCTTTTGCCACATGTAATAAACGCTTTTTAAATTCACTAGCGCTAGTTAATTGTGAGGCGGTAAACGTCGCTTTAACTTGTGGCTGTCGAGGAAAATCAACACGGATGTAATACCATGATTCATCGGTTTCTACCGATTTTTGGAAATATAATGGTGTAGGATAACAGTTGGCTATTTCAATTACAGTTCCAGATTCTTTAACGGCTTTTTGTCTGGCTTCATCTTCATCTAAATCAGGCTCTGCATCATGAATACGCTCAATCGTCTTCATCATTTTGTCGATGTCTAACTTGAACCAATACAAACGGTTATCATGCTGAAAATCAAACTCTGAACGCTCCGTCCAATTAAACATTAAACGTGCTTTTTCAAACGCCGTGGAAGCTAATAACAACTTTCCATAATAACGATAACGAGCCATATCTCGTTCAGTTAACTTGCCTTTCATGTGCAAGTCATTCCAGTCATTACCATTATCAACTTCTGCTGGTCTGGCGGCAGTGGCTTTCCAACCATCCTCATGACTACGCGCAACAAACTTTCTCATAGCCCGTTCGCCAGCTGCGCCATTATCTAATGCCCAAACCAATAACGGTTTTTTATTGCTACCAAGTTCTGTTTTTAACTTGGCCAAAGCAATTTCAGGATAATTATGGCAAGTCATCAGTGAAACTGCTGTCATACCATTTTGAATAAGACTTAGCGCATCAAAAATACCTTCAGTAAGCCAGATCTCTTTAGCTTGTGTTAAATCTTGTTGGGGTAATGACCACCAATGCCCCTTATAAGAACCAAAAAAGTTAGCTTTACGATCAAATCTCGATGGTCTATCGATAATACGTTCCCAATATGCTCCCTCTGGTAACGCAAATTTAACTGTTGCAGCACCTAAACCATTAGCATGATAACTAGACTCTGAATAAAGCCCCTTTAATGGCTCAATATTCAACCCTCTAGCGTGCTGTAAATAGGCGTCTGCTGCCGCATTGGGTGCTTGTTGTGTCTTAGGGTAATGAGTTGACCAATCGTCAAATATATCGGGATACATTTCCTTTACGATCAATTCAGCACCACATTTATTCTCACGGCCACAACGCAAAACAAACGGCATTTCAATTGAAGTAAATAACTCTTTTTTCTTACAACTTGGGCAAATCCCTTGACGCAAATAACCATTTTGCTCTTTGAATTGAAAGTCGTGTATAAGACGAGGCAATAACGCCTGAATATGGTATGATTTCATGAGATAACCTTAGAGCACACAATAACTGCCTATCCCGCAGGTTGTGTGCTTTTTATTTACTTATAGAAAATGATTCTCATATGCTGTGATAATGTTTTTCTTTTAGTTCAAGCAATATTTGGCAATCAATACATAATGTGTAGCCTATAACTGCTTGGCGACGCGCTTGAGGTATGGGATGATCACAATTCTCACATTCAAACGCCGATACACTCTTTATTGCCTTTCTCGTTGCTTGAATATTTTGTTCCAGAACTCGCTCTGCATATTCATTGGCACGATCAACTGCATCAGACATAATTAAGCTCCCCTGCTTCGGACTCCAATTTATCTGCCTCACCAATTAATAACTGATGAACCTGCGCATAATCTAATTTATCTATTAATACTTTGTCGGCTAATTGACGCTGACGATCTGCAAAATGATTTATTAATGATTTACGTTCATCTTCTCTATTTGCTTTTATATTTTCAGCCACAGGCGTAAATATAGGATCTGGAATATTTCTCATTTTAAAACCTCATTTTTAGGTAATAAAAAGCCCTGACCAATAAAGGTCATTATTTAATATTTGATTGTTTATTAGCTGTAATTACTTTCCTAAGATAATAATCACACCATGATATTTAAATCACCTGATGCCATTCACAACTTAAATCAGTGTTCACAATTAATTCAAATAGCTGCGTATCATTATTTACTGTGGCTATTTTTTTGATTATAAAGGTGAAAAAATCACTGAAATCTGAGTATCTTATTGTTGGACAGAAATTCATTGCTTTTAGTATAATAACAACAGTTTTCCCATTATTATTAGCAGGATAAAAATAGATTAATTCATCTAATCTAAAAGTGAGATCTTCAACAGATGTATATTTATTTTTAATACGAATAAATATACTTTCACATTTATTATTGGTAATAACAGTTATATTATTTTTCATTTTTAGCTTTCCTTGACTCATCAATGTATTTAACCGCCTCAGCCATTACATCAAACTTCCCTTCATACCAACACCTAGATAGAAGCTTTCATAAGAAACGAAACGATAACAATGGCACATAAAGCCAGTGTTGCTTTATCCGCTTTTGAATACTTTTTACTTTTATAAGTAAAAGATTCACTGTTTAACTTATATTTATTTCTTTGCTTGATTAATTCATTCATAAATTATTTTTCCATTTATATTCGGTTTTTTATCCATGACCGAAAACATGGTGCTGTGATATATTTATTGTGTCTGTAATTTCTTGATCGGAAGCAGACAACATAAACACTTAAAAAGGAGTAATTAATGAACATCAAAAGGTTGGAAGAATTTACCCAAACCAATGAAGTAGAACTACAAAACTTCTTCCAAAAAGCTCGTAAATCACGTGAAGTTCATAGTGTTGAAGATAGAATTCTCTCTTTAGAAATAATGACCTGCGCAATTGCAGCATCACTTGAAGGTAAAAGTAGAGAAAATTTTCTTACCATGATGAACTCACACTCCCATGTAAATAACCCTATGAAAAATTCAACATTTAAAGCTGTTGCTGATTTAAATGTTTTAAGTGCTGATTTTATTACCGAATTTAATAATTTAAAAAATAGTTAATCTATTTCTTGAAAGACAATATCCGCTATATGGGTATTGTCTTTATATAATTTACATTCTCCTGAAATAATTGAATTAGGTACAATAATTTTCTGGAAAGTCATATTTTGTTTATTTTTTATAATTAAATTATTTATTGAAGATGTTATTAAATTAGTTTTTTGACTTAATTTAGAATTACTTTTCATTTTTAGCTTTCCTTAACCCATCAATATATTTAACCGCCTCAGCCATTGCATCAAACTTACCGAATGACTGATCATCTAACCAAACGTGATAACGAGTAACTGGGTTCATTGCTTTTCGTGGCAACTTAATAATCGTAAAGCCACGATACAGAAAACTATGCTCAGTTATTTGTCGTATCATGATTTCAGTCCTAACCACACTAACCAACCGTCGCGCATCTCTTTTGGTAAAGATTCATAAGCCATCTTTAAACCGTTATTCCATGCAGGCAGATAAACATAGTTTTCAGCTCTACTTGAACCCGGTCTTTTCATTTGAATAATGGGTAACTTTCCTGCTTTGCGCATATCAGCAACTGCACTCGCCGGCTTACCGATTAATTCAGCAAATTTTTCCTCAGTCACGCCATCTGACAGACTTACGATTTTCTCTCTCATCTGCTACCCTCTTATGTCAGGCGCTTTATAGCGCTTTCGGACTCTTTGCCTCACGGCAAGGAGGTATCAACTTTCTTATAAAATAAGAGATCTCTTATATAATGTCAATGTACGATAACGAAAAACTAAAACTGATACGTGAATCAGAAAGACTAAATGTTAAACAAGCGGCTGATTTGGTTGGTATTAATTATGTTACTTATCATGGTTATGAAAGTGGAAAAGCTAAAATGTCTTTAGAATCGGCAATGAAATTCTTTAAGCACCCACAATTTAGAAAGTATCGAGACTGGTTTATGTTCGATGAAGTTAATCCTGATGCTGGGCAAATCGCACCGGCACTCGCACACAGTGGGCAAGACAGCACGCAATCATCCCGCTCAGACAAGAAAATTGGATAACAATACATCAAGCATTTTGTGAATTTATTGATTCGCAAAGCATTTGTTCCATTGGAGGGCTTTCTTATGACAATTAAGAAACTCGAAAATGGTCAATATGAAGTGGACATTAGACCGGCTGGCCGTCACGGAAAACGGATCAGACGACGCTTTGAAAAGAAGCAAGAAGCTATTTTATTTGAACGTTATTCACTAGCTAATCAGCAAACAAAAGATTGGGTAGAAACATCAACCGATATTCGCCCTCTTAGCGATTTAATTGATATTTGGTGGGAAGTGTTCGGCAAAAATACACCTTATGGAAGAATGACACACCTAAGAGTGAGGCGTATTGCTGAATCACTGAATAATCCCCCTGTTTGCCAATTAACCGATAAGCAATTGGTACTCTATCGTGAGCTTAGACTCGCTTCTGGCGTAAAAGCCTCAACGATAAATAGGGATATCTCAGCACTCAGCGGTATGTTTACGGCGCTTAAAAAAACGGATTTCTTTTTAAGTAAACATCCCGTTCAAGGAATATCACGGTTAAAACAGCAAACGACTGAAATGTCATATCTAACAGATAATGAAATTCAGCAATTATTAGCATTATTGGAAGGTGACAACCTAAAAGTTGCCGTTCTCTGTTTAAGCACTGGCGCCCGTTGGGGTGAAGCGCTCAAACTAAAACGTGAACATGTGATCCAAAATAAGGTGAGATTTACGTACACCAAAACCAATAAGCCAAGAATTGTGCCAATTTCTCAAGCTGTTGCTGACATGATTTGTACAAAGAAATCAGGATTACTCTTTACTGAAACGTCTTATCACATGTTTCGTAGAGCAATTAAAAAAGTGAAACCAAGTATGGCATTAGGTCAGGCAACCCACGCATTACGCCATACATTCGCCACCCATTTTATGATGAACGGCGGAAGTATTATTACGTTACAACGCATCTTAGGACACACTAATTTGCAACAAACGTTGACCTATGCACACTTTGCGCCAGACTTCTTACAAGATGCCATTCAATATAACCCTTTGAAAGGTAGCACAGAATTACTGGTTTAGAGTGTCCACATATTGTCCACACTTGAACACTTAAGGGCACTTTTCAGCCCTTTTTGATGGTTTTGTGTACAAAAAAAGGCATCTTAAAAAAGATGCCTTTCTCTATAACCTATTGATTATCTTTGATTTGC